TGGTGGTAATAGTATTAAAACTGTAGCTCATGATTATGATTGTGTAAAGCAAACACCTATTGTAATGCTTGACCATTACTTCAGAGAAGATGATGATAAAATGGCACCTAATGATGCATATTGTGGTGTTAATAAAATATGGGAAAAATTAAAAGGTAATAAAGATATTCGTAAACATGTATTACCCTCTGGTGATAGAGTAAAAGATGGTGGATTTACACATTTTATGATAGTATTAAGTGATAAAAATTTACCTAATATACCAGCAGATTTACAAAGAGTACCTATTGTAGTTAATCCTAGAGACTGTGTACCTAAAGATTATATACGTGGTAATATAAAAGATAACATGAAGTTAATACCAAAGAATAAATTTATACAAAAATGTAGAACACATAATGACCATGCTATAATTATTTCAGGTGGACCTAATATAGATTATGCAGAGTTAAAAGATACTTTAAATAAATATCCAAAAGCTATTACTATGTGTGTTAAGCATGCATATCCTGGTCTTATTGCTAATGATATTAAACCAGATACTTGTATCTTATTAGACCCACGTTCTATTGAAGGTGAAAGTACACATGGAGTAAAGAGAAAAGACTTATTAAAAGACCTTGATGAAGATACAAAGTTTCTTGTTGCATCTATGACAGACCCATCTGTTACTAATTATCTAATGGAAAAGAAAGCTAATATATGGGGATGGCATGCATTTACAGAATCATTACGAGATGATGAAGATAGAAAACATGCAATAAAAAACAATCAGGTAAAGATTAGAGAAGATGTAGGATTACCTGTAGGTGCTACATTAATTACTGGTGGCACGTGTGCAGCTATGAGAGCTATAGGTATGTTACATACTATGGGTTTTAGAAACATGCATCTATTTGGTTTTGAATGTTCATTAGATAAAGAACCTACAGATGATATGAAAAAAGAAACTACTGGTGCTGATGATGAACCTAAAAGACCAAAGTATTTTCAAGTATCTGTTGGTGACAAAGCATTTTGGACTACCGGTGAGTTGTTAGCAATGGCACAAGATTGTGAGAAAACTTTTGCTGATAAAACTATGGGTATTAATTATTATTTTTATGGTAAGAATACATTAGTATCTGAGATATGGCAAGGTGCTCAAAATAAAGAAACATTACCTAATTACAAGGACATGTTAAATGCACAGTAGAGCCGAACCCTCACAGGATTATGTAGATTTATTAGAGGAATATAAAGAGTTACATAAAGACCCTAAATATTTTAATGGTATTTGTTTAATAACACACTTAAATACAGTGTCAAATATTATACTAAAAGAAGGTGCTAAAAGTGTATTAGATTATGGTTGTGGTAAAGCCTTGTTGTATGATGATGAAAAATATAAATCAATGCGACTAAATAAAAAAGGACAAACACTGCCTAAACCTTTACATAAAATATGGCAACTAGATTATCATGCTTTATATGACCCAGCATATCCTAAACATAATAAATTACCAAAAGGTAAATATGATGCAGTGTTATGCACAGATGTTATAGAACATATAGATGAGAAAGATGTTGACTGGATTTTAGAGGAGATATTTTCTTATGCTAGAAAGTTTGTTTTACTAACTATTGCTTGTTACAAAGCATTAAAGACATTTAAAGATGGTAGAAATGTGCATGTGAATATAAAGACACCAGAACACTGGACAGAGAAACTAAAAAAACTACATGAAAAACACCCACATTTAAATATACATTATAGTTTAGATGTGTTAGAAGATGAGAATGCAGAGAAGCCAATATCACTAACAGAATGGAAATTAATAGAAAGGAAATAGTATGGCATTATTAGGTTTAATAGGACCTGCCACAAAGTTAATAGGTAAGTTTATAGAAGATAAAGATGCAAAGAATAAACTTGCTCATGAGATAGCTACAATGGCAGAAAAACATGCACAAGAATTAGCAAAAGGACAACTAGCAATAAACAAAGAAGAGGCAAAGTCTGGTAATATATTTATTGCCGGCTGGAGGCCCTTCATTGGCTGGTCGTGTGGGGTTGCCTTAGTATGGCACTTTATCGCAGCTCCGTTTATTATATTTTTTGCAGCTTTATTTGGTGCAACATTACCAACCTTACCAGAGTTTGACATGGGTAGTTTAATGACTGTGTTAATGGGTATGTTAGGACTTGGTGGACTTAGGACTTTTGAGAAGTATAAAAAAGTTACTAAGTAATGAGAAATGATTTTTTATGGAATTTGTATTTTCAATATAAAGGAAAACAAATGGAATTAAAATATGTAAATTCAGAAATGAGAAAAGGTAATGATGGGTCTGGTATTAATCATGATATATGGATACCAGATAGTTATGAAGAATGGTTTAATAAAATAATATTTCCAAAGGAGGGACAAACAAAATGGCAAAAGAATACACAATAATACTAGGTATAATTTTAATTGGTATAACATTTACAATTTTTTTAGGTGGATTAAATCCTAATACTAATGAAGTAACAACTGCTCCTATACCAGAACCTGTTATAGAAGTAGAAGAAAAAGAATATGAAAAATATGAAATGGGTAACTATAGGTAATGGCACTCAATGAGCAACAAGAAAGATTTTGTCAGTCATATATCTTACACAGAAATGCTTCTGAAGCTGCGAGAGCTGCTGGGTATTCAAAAGAACATGCAGCACGACAAGGGCATAGGTTATTACAAAGTGAAGAGATTCTCGAAAGGATTACTGAACTCGAACAAAACTTAACTACTGATGTAGATGTAATTACTGAGATAGAAAAACAATATGATTATGCCAAAGCAAATGGTCATACAAATAGTGCTATCAAAGCATTAGAGTTATTATCTAGAATACGAGGAACTCAGGAAGAGAAAGAAGATAACACAGACCCTGTTAAATTAAAAGAAGATTTAATAGATTGTGCTAAGATAATGGGTAAAGATTTTTACTTTGAGATAGGGAAAGAGGCTGGATTTTTAGACAGTCATAACAAGATAGACAACGTAAACAACGAAGAAAATAAACATTAATATAAGACCACCTATAATGGTGTTCTCTATCATTTGTTTTTGTTTTCGTTTAGCTTCTAATTCTGCCTCTTTCTTTTGCTTTCGTATGTCTGCTTGTATACGTATGACTTCATTCCAGGCATTAGGGCCATAGTTTAGGTTTACAAAGTTACGTAACTCATTCTCCATTGCTATAGCTTTCTTCTTCATAGCAAATGTTTCTAGTGCCTCTTCTTCTACAGAGCCAAACATTTTACTTTTCTTTTTGTTATGGCCTTCTTTAACTGTTTGAATCGCACCCATCCATTTGCCTAAATCTTTAGACATACTCTCTACTTGTTTACCTACTTTGAATCCTGCTACAATCGTTTTGTATGCAGTCGTAGCTACACCAAATGCTGTAACTGGGTCCATGTTTGCCTCTTAATTCTTAATGGATTATATAAAACGTGGTTGTCTTTTGTAAGGGTCTTTTTCTATTGGGCCTCCTTTTTTTGCAACTTGTATTGGCTTATCTTTACCTAAGAAAGCTGCATATTGTTGTGGTGTTTCTTCTTTTAATCTTGTATTATATCTTTTACCATCATAAGTAAATTCACCTTCTCTATTTCCTCTAGCTGCTGCAAAGGCTTGTTTAAAAGTTTCTTCTGGTTTAGCTTCAGATACTTCTACCTCTATTTCTTTTGGCTCTTCTCTTTTAGACAGTGTTGGTCCAGGGTCTACTAATGTTAACATAGCATTACTAATTCTTTTCATTCTTTTTGCTACACCTCCAAATCCACTGCCTTTCTTTTTAGATGCTTCATATTCCCTACTATTTAAAAATTCTTTTGATGCTTCTGCAACTTTACCTTTGTTTAATAATTTAACAGTGTTTTCAGCATATGCTTTTTTAGCTTGTGGGTCAAAATCTCCTCTATAGAAACCACTAAATAAAGCAGCTTGAAGAGATTTAGGATATGAATTTAAATTAGGAAATACTTTTTTAAATCTAGGAAGTCTTTCATTAATATCTCTCATAAGTAATTTATTAGCATCATCAGAGCCTTCTTCTAAAAACGTTCCTTTTTTAATAGGTTTACCATCTAAACCTCTAGTATGTCCAGCACCTATTGTAACAGGGTCATTAGCTTTTTTAGTAGGTTTTTTAGCCACACTAATAAAACCTTCATCTTCTTTTATTATATCAATGTAATGTTGTATGTCTTCCATGTTCTTACCCTTTCATCTATAAACTCTAACATTTTTATTACTTAAATCTACTTCTACTGGCTTACATATTGCTGTATATCTTTGTTTGGTTTGTGGGTTTGCTGGCTGTTTCATTACCCTAGCTGCAAAATATTTACACCTATTTATATCAGCAAACATCATATTGCTTTCTTGTTGTGCTTTACCTAAATATATCATTAATAAAAAAACAGTTGTCATTTCTCTGCTGCTCTTCGAATCATATCATCTATCTTGCTTTCTAATCTATCAAATCTTTGCATGAGTTGTGACATATCATCTTTTACATCTTCTTTTGTGGCATAGTTTATTGCCATATTTTCTTTTGCTTTTGCCAGTTCATCTTTCACTTTACTAATAGCAGCAGACGTAGAACGTATCCACCATAGAAAGCCACCTATTGCCATTGTTAGTATTGCATTCCATATCATTGTCATATCTGCCATA